CACCTACTTCAACATCGTCAACAGATTCCATCCATTGATCTAATGTCTTAGTCGGCTTGCCGCCTGCTTCACGCTTCATCGCGCTATGCGCTACATAAAGAATGTCCCACATTCCGCCAAACTGAGAGATGACCTTTTTAGTTGCCATTTCCCAGCGGGCGTAATCTGGCGGTCTAACCATGTAATTGGCTTCGGTTCCGTCTATGTATTTAATTGTTATCTGCTGTTGCATTTATTTGCTCCCGTGTCTATTGTTTAGCTGAAGGTTTCGACTACAGCGCCCTTTGATACCTTGAATGTAAAGTCTACAGTCTGAGCATCGGTTCCGGCTCCACCTGCTGTTGGGAATTCAGGCATGATTGGGAATACGAACTGAGCGCCTGTAGCGGCTGTGAGTGTAACGCTGATGTCTGTATCTGGTGCTGACTCTGCTGCTGTCCATAGAGCTTCGCATACTGAGTTAGCCTTACCCCAGTCAGCAAGCATTGAAAGTGCAAATGTGCCTTCGATGTTAGTGGTCTTGTAAGCCTCGCCATCGAGAGTTTGGTAAGTCTCGCGAAGGTTAGTCTTTGTTAGGACTGCGCTTGTTGCTTGTGCCTCGATATCTGTTCCACCTGTGAAAGATAGAGAAATATCGCGCCCTGTAATTACGACGGTTGCCATATTATTTTCCTTTAGTTTGTTTGTGTATAGTAGGTAGAAACTCTGATATCGGCCACCAATACATTGGAAGGGCCAACTTGAGTTACTGTTGGTTTTTCAACCGCTCCGACTGTGTACCCTGCTGGGATCACCTTCAGAACACTTATTACGAGCTGCTCGAGGTTATCGAGCGAAGCCGGGTTGCTGTTATATGCAACTGCGACTGAGATTACAAGATTGATTTTAATGTGAAGCGTTGACTTGTTAATAGTCTCCAACTCGAGGTAGGGAGAATCCGGGACTGTTACTACGAAAGGCACCATAGGAGCTTCTGGGACATAGGCGTAGACATTGCCCGCTACGCTTGCAAAGGCTGTAGCTAGTGGCTGTCGTACTGTGTCGAGGATTGTTGAGGCTGGCATTTATTGCACCATTGAATCGGTGTCGATGTATGCCCCTAAGAGTCCTGATACGCGGTTAAAGAGACTGCGCCCTAGGCGGTAAGGGCTGACATTAGTAAAGTCGATTCCCTCGATCTGTCCACCGGGAGCGATGCGAGACTGGAATACCTCTACTGATACGGCTAGCACTGCTGACTCTACTGCGCTGACTCCGACATAAGTAGCTGCCCCTGAAAGGGTAGCCTTGCCTGACGGGATGACATTACGCCCATCGATGTCTGCGTTAGTAATTGCAACTGTAAAGAATCCGCTGAAATCGCTATAGGTTCCATCTACGAATACTCGAGCATTAGAGTTAATAATAAAAGCATCAATGTCGTAGTTGCTGGATTCTAAGATTGTGAAAGTTCCGTTAAATGGGGTGCCGCAGCCTGTGATGACTACGCTCTGACCCGCTGAAAAATTGTTTTCGCCTAGGCATGAGTAAGTGGCGATATTATCCTGGAGTTCAACACGGGATATTGGTGAAGCGTATGTGACCAGCATTGGCAAGATAACTGCCTCAGCTGTATCAATTACATCTGTTAGATATGCGTCATTATAAAGGGATGTAGAGACACCAAGAATAGACCTTAGTTCTGCAACTGTAACTATTGAAGCCATCTCTACATCCTCTCTATTAAACGACTGGGGGAGCCACCGGGAGCAGCAGCCCCCCCATGATTAGTTTTGGTTTAGGAAACCATGTAACGGTAAGCGCCAGCACCCAACTTAGTAGCAACTGCACCATAGCCGTAGTAAGCAACTTGAACCTGACCTGTTGAGATCACGTTTGTTGAAAGCTGTAGGCGTGGTGATTCGTACCATGTGTATGAATCTGGGTTAACGATAATTGCTGTGTTATCGCCAAGGCCTGCTGTGTCTGTTAGAGCTGTTGAGACTCGAAGGTTTAGACCAAGAAGGTTTCCGCGAATTGCGGTAGCTGTCAAAGTTCCGCCAGCGTTCTGAGGGTTGATTGTCTGTTGGAAAATTGGGCGATTTGAAGAATCGACCAAGCCCATTAGTGCGCCCCATTGTTCTGGAGATACGATGATGTTCTGAGCGAACCCGAGAGTTCCCTTGTAGATTGAAACTGCTGCATCTGATACGAAATCAGATACTAGAGCGCCTGTTGTAAATGCTGCGCGGTTTCCGCCGTCTGTTCCGCCAGTAATTAACGCTGTTCCGACTGCTGTATCAGTAGCCTTTGCATAAGCAAATTCCATCTGACGAACAAGCTCGTTGAAGAACGCTGGTGAGCTACGATCTAGAATTTCAAGGCTAAATACCTGCTGGCCAATGAACTTCTGGACTGGAACTGAAATGAACGCGCTGTTCATGTCTGTGTTTGATGGTGTTCCACCTTCAGATGCAACTGCAACTGTTGGAGCAACTGTAATCTTTGGAATCTCGAAAGTCATACCTGCATCAGGTAGAGCGCCGCGAGAGATTGAGTCAATGATTGGGCGATCTGCGTTTGAGATGCCGTTAATGACCTCTGTGAGCTGACGAGTTGGAACAAGTCCAGCGTTGTCAGTTGTGTCTGCCGCTGCTGCGACATACATCTTTGAAGTCTCGTTGCCAAGTGAGGCACGGACTGAGTGTTCGAGATAAGAAGCCTTATCAACGATTGGGTTACGAACAGTTGTTGAGATATAAGGTGCTGTTGCAGCCTTAACTTCAACCTTTGCAGCCTCTACCGTTTCTGCGGCAGGAGCAACTTCTGGAACGGTAGTGTCTGACACTTGTTCTCCTTCTGTAGTTGATTGTGTTTCTTCCTGAGATGTCTCAGAAATTTCTGTGTCCTCAGCCGCGACCTTAGCGACCTCAGCTCCGGGTATGGCGCCGTCTGTGACCAAGCTGACCTCGATGAGATTAGATGCGCTGATAGCCATAACGCCATCCTCGTTATCCCACTCTTCAACATCTACACCCACGCTAAAATCGCTGCGTAATCCGGTTGCTGCTTCTTCAAGGGCATCATTACCAGCGGTTGTCTTCGCGATGCGAAATTCTGCTGTGATCCCTGTAGCATCCTTTTCGAAGCTGACGAGTTTGCCCAAAGGTCTGGTTACATCGTGTTGTAGGACTAATTTAATGTTCTTAGCCATGTTGATTGAATCTTCTTTGAACATAGTGCGGCCTGCTGAGGTACTGCCTTCAGCGTTCCATGAAACGATACGGCCTGCAATAATGCGAGACTCTGCATCCGCCGCTGTAATGGCGTATGGCATTGTTATCTTCATCGGGTCTCCTTGTTATCGATAAGGTCTTCTTCTTCTCTAATCTGCTCGACACTCATAGCGCCAATGCGATTAAGAATCTCGTACACTTGTGCGCGCTGGAGAGCATCTGAGCGCAGGAATTCATCTAGGCTAAATCGAATCTCACCAGTTGAAGGGCAGAAGTCCGGCATAGATAAACGCTGTTCAATAGCTGCAAGAATTGGCTTCATTGAGAAGTCGATAAGTGAACGGCGCTCTGAAACTGAGTTGCTGTAAGTCATGCTGGTAGTTTCTGCGCTTACGAAGTATGCAGGAAGGTTGCAGGCGCGAGCCAATTCCAGAGCGACATACTGGCGAGCTTCATTCAGCTGTAGTTTGGCTGGATCGATGCCCAACGCCTGCAATTCAACGTCTGCATTAAGGAACGCAGTTGACTTTGTAAGGCGAGCAGTTCTCCAAGATTCGAGAAGCTTTGAGATTCGCTCTGCTGGAAGGTTAGTGCCATTAGACTTTAGAACTTGAAGCGGTACTGGCTCTTTAGCAAAAGTTTCGGCTGCTTGCTCGAGAGCATGAGCTGCGCGAATTGTGCGGCCTGCACGATTAAGTAATCCTTCATCGAGGCCATAGAACACTACTAAAGAACCGACTCCTTGAGTTGGAACTACTGAACCGTCTACTTGATAACCAACGATTTCTGTCTGATTGTTATTAAGTTTAGTTGTTACGCGATCTGGTGCTACGCGAGTCCATGCACGAACTCTGCCGGTGTCTCCGTACTGCTCCATAACTTGTCCATAGCCAACGCCATGAAATAGTAAATCTTCTGCGAGCCATGCGTAAATTGCTGAACCGGGAACGCGTGGGTCTGGCTGATTAATTACTCCAGGTGTTCCCATGTGCGATCCATCGACCTTTGAGTATTGCTCGAGTGGAAGAGCTGCAAGAGTCGAACAGATGATGTTACGGGCTCTTGCAATAGTTGGGACTGCCATTGCCTGTTGACGGCTGGCTACTGACTGAGTAAATACGAAAGGATTAAATGAAGCTGTATTGTTAAACGGCGCAGGGGTAGAAGCCGCATCGACTGTAACCTCGACTGCTGGCTTTGATGATGTAAAAATGTCCCGGATTCCCATTGGACATATTATACGCTACTGTCTAGACATTATCCTACCTGAATGTCTACTTCAGATTCAGCGCGTGTCGCAAAGTGAGTAACCATCGCTGAGGCAACTGCTCCGCAAACAATTCCAGAAGCTTTACGCCCCATTACCCAACCGCCATCGCCTCGAGTTAATTTAACGGCGCTTAGGACTTGCTTAGTTAATTCCTCTTGATCCGAATGTGCAAGGCGAAGGCTAGAAACAGCCGAGACAAATTCATCGCAAGATTGTTGGTACTCCTGCCCTGTAATCTCATGGATAGGTATTCCGGCAGGTGCTAATCGAGCTGCGACTGCTGAAGCTGTCGACTTGCTATAGGCAACGGCATTTACCGGGAACTTGCGCACCCAGTAAGCAATATCGTTAGCCATCTCTTTATCATCGAGGTTGACTGGGTTAAACCAAGTATGAAGAAGGCTCACCTGGAACCTATCGCCGTCAATTCTCTGGCCTGCGACTAATGAGCCATGCTTTCTGTCCGGGCTAAGGTCTATCGCCATCCAAGTATCAGCTTCGACATCAAGTTGAGGCAGGTTATCAACCTTGCACTTCTTCCATTCCGCTTCTGAGATAACTGGGTTAATCATTGAGACGAACTGGCAGAGAATTTCGGTTCTAAAGATATCTTCACGATCTGAAAGGCTGTCCTTGATATTGTCTTCATGAACTGTGTGGCCGAGTGACGGGTTGCTCTGGTACCAGGCTTCCTTATCGGTTATCTCGGCTCCGGGTTCAGCACTCCATTCGAACCAGCCAATAGAATCATCGGCTCCTTCACTAGCTGCAAGCCCTCGTTCCCTAAACTTATGCAGTAGGACTGAATTGGCATGGCCAGCGTTGGAATAGACATACGCCTGCGGGTTGGGATTCGACATCTGGGTAAATCGCATCGATGACCAGACATCTTCGGTATCAAACTCTCGCAATTCGTCAATGTGAATTACATCTGGTGCGGCAATACCTCGAGCAGCTGAGTTACCGGCTCTAATTAGGTAGCGAGCCTTATTCTTAAACCGAATCTCTTGCGATCCTTTAGATTCGTACTTCTTCGCAAAGTTATCCAGGAGTAATTGGCTGTTCTCGATAATCTCCGAGACCTTAAAGAAGATTTCTGATGAGGTGGTCAACTTATGAGCTGTGGCGAGGTGCATCTTCTCGCCTAGGACATAGATACCGAACAGGATGCGTAGCGCCATAAAGGTAGACTTACCCTGTTGACGAGGAAGCATGATTCCTATAAGTGGATGCAACCATCTATTGTCTGGCTTGTACCTAAGGCAGTCTCTTGCAAGCTGTTCCTGCCAAGGCAAGAGCGGGAAGCCAATATCTTTGCAGAACTGAATCATCTCATCGCCTCGAGTGGGTAGATCACTAGGCTTTGACCGGATTCTAGGGACTTGTGAACCATAGCGAGGTTCTGTTACCCCTACCTCAGCCGTTTGCAGCCCGATAGAGCCGATTTCAGCCGTCATGACTGTTCTGCATCCGATTCAAGCCGATAATGACTTGTTGAGGCGTTTTCGGGGTAAAAAGAAACAGGAAGGGTCGGGGGTGTCCTTCCCCTGTCAAAAAACCTACCCCCCTTAGATGAATTGCATGATGAACACAATACTTGCAAGTTATTAGGGTTATCGTCTCCACCAGCTATGCGTGGCACTATGTGGTCAACACTTAGGCGTTCATCTGACCCACACATCTGGCAACATCCATCTCTTCTGATGATCTGTTCCCTTATCTTGCGCCACTTGTTACTTGACCCAGTACCTTTAAGACTTGACATAGATATGCGCTAAGCAATGTCGACAGTAAGCATAATGAATATGCTCATAACTAAGTCCTTCATAACGATGTCCTAGTAACCAACAGAACAGCCTTCTCATAAATCATCCCAACATATACCGCATACCCACCATGAGCCAAGCTCTAATATCTCTGACTCTGGCGTCTCTGCTGAACATCTACTGCATTGAATAGTAGCTTCTATTGTTAGTGCCATCCCTTATCCTTCCAATGCTCCCATGCGTTACACGCATTACCTTGATATCTATGATCGATGTACTTAAGCCCAAAGTGTATCTGTTCAATAGGTGACTTGTCTTTGACTATAGGGTTCTTTAGTTGTAGTAATCCATATACATAGCTCTTAGTAGGACTACTGAGATTCCCTACTGCTTTATGATTCCAAGCAGATTCTTTTCCAATAAGTCTGGATAGACATATAGCTTCTTTTTTAGGTAATGCTAATCGTACATAATCCTTTGGATCAATTGCTTCTATTGAGCCCGAATCTGCACTAGCCATTGGTATAGATAGAGATATCCCAATAACGAAGGCTACCCCCCGAGATACG